ACGGACACAGAAGAAGGTTAAGAAACCCCCACTTCTTAAGTCCCTTGCAAGGAGACGTTTAAGATGGACGAACAAAAAGAAAACATCGCTACAACTGAAACTGTTGAGACTGGCTCAACAGATAATCAGGTTAAAGTCAACCAGGAGTCAGCACCAGTAGCTGACAAAACATTCACTCAAGAAGATGTGGACAGAATCATTACTAATAGACTTAAACAAGTTGAACGTAAATTTGAAAACATTAACGTTGAGGAATATCATCAACTCAAATCAGCGGCAGAGCAGGCCAAAGAGGCAGAGATGATGAAGAAAAACCAATTTGAAGAACTACTTCAAAAACAGAAAGCAGATGCTGATACACGTATTGGCAAACTACAAGCTGAATTACAAGCTGTTCATGTAGATGGTGCATTGTTAAGTGCGGCATCAAAACATAAAGCTGTAAATCCAGATCACGTAGCTACACTATTGAAAAATAGTGTTAGATTGAGTGAGAATGGACAAGTTGAAGTATTAGACAAAGACGGTAATGTGCGTTATGACACAGATAAAGCAAGTCCACTAACTGTGGATCAAGCAGTAGAAGAGTTCTTAACGCAAAACACTTACTTCAGAACTGCGGCGCCAGCAGGCACAGGTAGTTCAGGTAATAAGAATCCTTCGGCCTCTAGAGAGGTGAAGTTAAAAGATTTAGATATGCATGACCCTGAACACAGAAAAATTTACAAAGATAAATTTATGTTAAAGGGCATCAGGTCTATGAGTTAATAAAGGAATAATAAAATGGCTTTAACATTAGCAAATGCAGATACCCACTTGTTTGATGATATCACACAAGCGGCTCAATTCACATTTAATGAAAACGCTTTAATGAGAAACCTAGTAACAGTTTACGATATGCAGGGCACACCTGGTATGACAGCAAACGTTCCAGTTTATCCTAAAGCAACAGCAGTAGGTGCAATCACTGGTGATTTATCAGACGATTCAGCACTAAACACTATGACGTCAGTAGACATCGCGGCACAAGAATTTGGTAACATGACAACAGTATTAGACATCAATGCTGAGTCTTCTCCATTATCAGTAGCACAAGACGTAGGTCGTGTGTTAGGTGATGGTGTTGCTCAAGCAATGGATGAAGTTATCGTTGACTTATTCAATTCAGGTGCTATCACAGAAGCAGGTCCAGGCGCAGGCGCAGAACTTACAGTAGAACATATCATGAAAGGTATCGCTACATTAAGATCAGCATCAGTTCCAATGACAGGTCTTGTTTGTGTATTACATCCAAAACAAGCATTTAACGTTAAGAAAACACTTTTAAATGCTGGTGGTTCACTATCAAATAACGAACTAGCTAACCAAGCGGCTAGAGAGTATTTTGTTGGTCGTATCGCGGGTTGTGACATCTACGAATCAGCATCAATTGATATTGATGGTTCTGATGATGCAGTAGGTGCAGTATTCCACCCACAAGCTATTGGTCTTGTTATGAAACGTGACTTAAGAATTGCTACACAAAGAGATGAATCAGCTAGAGCTACAGAAGTTGTTGCTTCAGCGGCATTTGGTGCGGCAAGACTTTCAAACGCGAAGATTGCTAAATTAACATCTGACGCGGCACTATAATAATTAGGAGGTATAGGATATGGCATACGCTACAAATAGTCAACTACAAGCGGTCCAACCAAGTATCGTTAATCACGGTATCACGGACTTCACAGCTCAACTGGCAGAAGCTGAAGCTGATGTAAAACGTTATGTTGAGGTAAATTGGTATAACAAAACATACAGTCAAGGTTATGACAGAGTGGGTCGTAGAATTGGTTCGACTTTTGATGCAAGTAAGCTGGTAGAAGCTCAGTGGACTAGAGCCACTATCTACAGAGCACTATATGCTCATATCCTTCCTCTGTTAAGTCCTTTCGCAGTTGGCGGAGATACTTTCACTAACATGATAGATCATTACAGGAATCGTTTTGTTGAAGAGATGGACATGGAAATGGCCCAAGGAGTTCAATATGATGGTGACGGTGATGGATCTATTGCAGAAGCTGAGAAGTTCAAACAAAGACAAGAGAGGATCTACAGATAGTGGCCAGTATAAGAGAAAATATAGCAAGTCATATAGTAACACAGATTGACGCTATCTCTGATGTAAAGACTGTAACAAGAGAGCCTACAGATATTGCACAACTTGCAGTAACTAGTTTTCCACACGTATTAGTGGAAAGTGCAAACGAAGTAAGGGAGAATTCCAGTATTGGAAGTGCTCCTAGACAAGAAAGCACAATAGACTTTCTAATAAATGTTGTAGTTCATGGTAACAACAGAGACTCAGACAGAAACTCTATCATAGAGAAGATTGAAGAGAAACTAGCATTGGATACTACACTAGGTGGCAACGCCTCAGATAGTTTTACAAGCGAAGTTATCATACGTGAGATAGGTGAAACTAAACCATATGGCCAAGCGGCATTAGTATATACGGCAAAATACTACCACGCAAGAGGTAGTGTTTAAAAGACAGTTTGATAGTAGTCAAACTTAATAATTTATTTAAGAAGGATGAATTAACATGGCAGAGACAAAAGGTGTATCAGGGGTAGTTAAGATCGGCCCTAACGGTGGCACAAAAACAGCGATGCTACACGTAACAGCTTTCTCACTAGACGAAACGTCAGAAACAATTGACACTACGGCTATGGGAGACACAAGTAGATCTGTAATATCATCATTCAGAGGTTTCACTGGAACAGTAGACGGTTATTGGGATCAAAATGACACAAACATTGGTCACGATCACGATGCTATTGCTACAGGTGCAGACTCTGGAACAGACGCAGTTGGAACTAGCCCAGCAGTTAAAGCTGGTGACAGAATCGACTTCGAACTGTATCCAGCAGGCGTAGGCTCTGATAGTGCATATTACTCAGGTGACGCGATTGTTACAAGTATCTCTAGATCAGCAAGTTTTGATGGTGCGGTAGAATATTCTATCTCATTTGACGGAACAGGTGATTTAGTATACGCGGCGGCTCCGTAATAGAATAAGAGGATTCTACGGTGCGTTCAACTAGCAATGTAGTTATTTTTAACCATATAGAGCATAAGTTAGAACGTGCCGTAGACCAGTTCTTTAATGAACTAAATACAAGAGCACGAAATATAACACCAATACGAACTGGTCGTGCAAGAGGCGGTTATAGAAAAACTGGCTCATATAGAATAGGAGTAAGTAAGATAATGATAGAAAACAAAGTCCCCTACATTGGTATTCTTGACAGAGGTCGTGGTAGTTTCAATGGTCGTTTGACTGGAAGCACACAGGCACCTCAGGGTATTATCATGCCTGTTCTTAAAACGTTATTAAAACAAAGGCGAACATTAAGATGACAAACAAATTAAGAGTAATTGACAAAGCAGAATCACACTTCAAAGAAGTATTAGCTGGTGGACTACAAGGTCCTATCAAAGTTGAAGAGTGGGATGCTGAGATTTGGTATAAACCAAGCACAACGCTTCATGAAGAAGCTAAAGTTATTGAATTAACGCAACAAGGTAAGGCTACTGAAGCACTAGTAGTAACATTGATCAATAGAGCACGTGATAAAGACGGTAATCTATTGTTTAATATGGGCGATCAGTTGAAACTTATGCGTAACGTGGATCCAAAGGTTGTATTGAGTATTGTAACACAATTCAATGCAAACAAGGAAACAATTGACGACGTAGTGGGAAACTAAAAGCTCACCCTAGCATCTTGTTTCTGTATCGACTAGCTACAGAGTTAGGGATGAGCGTCGAACAAGTGATGCAATTGAGTGTTGCAGAAGTAAATGGTTGGGTTAGTTATTTTGATTTTGTTGCCAAAGAACAAAAGAAGGCAATGAAAGCACCAAGGAGAAGATAGATGGCTACATCTACATATGAACTTATAGTTAAAGCAGTCGACCAGACAGGTGGACCTTTACGTAGGGTTGACAACAATATATCAAAAGTAAACAAGAATGCTACGACACTAAGAACTACATTAGGTCTTATAGGAACAGCACTAGCAGGATTAGGAACAGGTGCCGCAGTAAAAGGTATTGTGGGAATAACTGCAAACTTTCAAGATTTAAAAATAACTTTAGGTTCAGTATTAGGTGATATAGAAAAAGGTAATAGAGCATTTGAAGCTATAACAAACTTATCTACTAAAACACAATTTGGTGTTGAAGAATTATCAAGCACATTCATTAGATTAGCGGCGGCAGGTATACAACCTACAAATAAACTATTCAAAACATTTACAGATGCCGCGGCTGTAACAACAGACCAAGTTGGTGTGTTGAATGCTATGACAGAAGTGTTTACAAGAACAACACAATCTGGTGTAGTTGAACTAATGGAATTTGATAAACTTGCAGACAGAGGTTTACCTGTATATGATATCCTAAAACAAAAACTTGGTGTAACAAGAAATGAACTAAATGAGTTTTCAAAAGAAGTAGGTGGTGCCGCTAAAGTATTACAAGCACTTGAAGAAGGTATCAATGAAAGATTTGGTGGTGCAACTGAAAACAGATTAAAGAACTTATCAGTAGCACAAAGTAACTTTAGTATTGAATTGCGTAAAGCCGCAAACACCATTGGTGAACAATTTGCACCAGCACTGACTGATGCATTAGATAAACTTACAGCATTCATTGGAACACAAAAACCATTACTTGAAGCAATAGGAACAGGACTAAAGAAAGCTATTGAAGGTGCAAGTGCAGGATTAAGTGTATTAGCAGAAAACATAGATGTGATACGTAATGTATTACTTGTAGCATTTGCAGGACCAGCTATAAAAGCTATACTAGCAGTAGGTAATGCATTCCT